GACTATCGAAGAAACCCAAGACTTCATTAATTTTATGAAGGAACATCGTAGTGAGATTAACGAAGCTGAATATCAAGGTAGAAAAGTAGAGCTCGGTAAAATCATGCAAGGTGATGTTAAGAAGTTTAAAGTATATGTAAACAACGACAAAGGTAATGTTGTTAAAGTAAACTTTGGGCAAAAGGGTATGACCATCAAAAAAGATAATCCAGGTGCTCGTAAATCATTTAGAGCAAGAATGAATTGTGACTCTCCGGGTCCAAGATGGAAAGCAAGATATTGGTCATGCCGCAAGTGGTAACTTAATTAACTTTGAGTTACATACTTATATAATACAATAAGTTTAACAAAAAACGAAAATTATGACAAGACTTAAAATTTGGTTCATCAATCTATGGAATAGATTATTGAACAAGACAACCATCGATGAAAGAATCGAAGAAACAATCGCTGAAACAAAAGAAAGATTCAACGAAGTAAAAGAAGAATTAAAAGATGTTGCTGATGAAATCTCAGACGTAGTATCTGCTGCAACGGGTAGGTTACTAAAAGTAAATTACGCTCAATGACAAAAGCACAACTATTCACAGCTGCATTGGACGACCATGGTGTCGAGTTGGATTCTAAATTGAATAAGACAAATCTTATCAATAAGGTATACGAACTTTACAACAAGTAATTTGTGAAAAAGTATTTCGGAGATATCAAGACCCTTCTGATAGTAGTATTAGGAGTAATTATATTTCTGACACGTAGTTGTCAGGGTGGGTCTGATATTACCGAACCTCAAGTTATTACTGAAGTAGTTACACAATGGGACACTGTTAAAGTCGAAAAGACTAAGTATGTTCCCAAGGTGATAGATAGAGTTGTAGTTAGTATAGACACCTTTACCACACCAATCGATACGTTATCAGTTTTAAAAGATTATTACGCAAAGTATTTTTATACTGATACTATAAAGATTGACACTATTGGTTATGTTACTATCAACGATACAATAACACGTAATCTAATTTCATTCAGAGATGTTCAATCCAACATATTCATCCCAACAACTACAATTACTAATACTGTCTACCTCAACCGCCGGGAGTTTTTCGGAGGTATTTCGGTAGGTGGTATGTTAAATCCTGTACAAAATGAATCGCCAATAAATTACATTAGTGGTGAACTATTGTATATCAATAAAAAACGAAACGTATATGGGTTTGGATTAGGTGTTGACGCAGATTTCCTACCAATACTATCGGGTCGAATGTATTGGAAACTAAGTAAATGATATGCCAAAGGATATAAAAACGTTAGTTAGAGAAGAGTGGGTCAAATGTGCTAAAGACCCAACATACTTCTTTAAAAAATATTGTTACATTCAACATCCCCACCGAGGTAAGATTCTATTTAATCTATATCCATTCCAAGAAGAATTGATGGGTAACGTTAGTGATAACCGATTTAATGTAATCCTTAAATCACGTCAGTTGGGTATTTCAACAATGTCAGCCGGATATTCATTGTGGTTGATGTTATTTCACGAAGACAAAAACATATTGGTAATTGCAACTAAACAAGAAGTTGCAAAGAACCTCGTTACCAAGGTAAGGTTTATGCACGATAACTTACCATCGTGGTTAAAAGGTCAGACTGAAGAAGATAACAAACTATCCCTTAGACTTAAAAATGGTTCTCAAATCAAAGCAACTTCTGCCGCAGGTGATGCCGGTCGTTCTGAGGCATTGTCGATGTTGATTATTGATGAGGCTGCATTTATTAATAACGTAGAAGAGATTTGGACTTCGGCACAATCAACACTTTCTACTGGTGGTGGTGCAATTGTATTATCTACTCCTAATGGTGTTGGTAATTGGTTTCATAAAATATGGGTACAAGCACAACAAGGTGACCAATGGTTTCCAACCGAACTTCATTGGACAGTTCATCCGGAAAGAAACCAAGTTTGGAGAGATGAACAAGAGAAGTTATTAGGGTCTAAGGGGGCAGCACAAGAATGTGATTGTGACTTTATTTCATCTGGTCATACGGTAGTGGAGGGTTCTACTCTACAATGGTACGAAGAAACTTATGTAAAAGACCCAATAGAAAAACGTGGGTTTGATGGTAACTATTGGTTATGGGATTATCCAAACTACTCACGTGATTATGTAGTAGTTGCCGATGTCGCAAGAGGTGACTCATCCGATTATTCAGCATTCCATGTATTTGATGTAGAGACTGTTGAACAAGTAGCAGAATACAAAGGTAAGATTGATACCAAACAATATGGTGCAATGTTAACCTCAATAGCGTCTGAATGGAACAACGCAATGTTGGTGATTGAAAACGCAAATATTGGTTGGGCTGTAATCCAAGAAGTAATTGATAGAAACTATGATAACTTATATTACTCATATAGAGATGTCGGTTATATCGATGAGGATATCCATTTAAGAAAAGGGTTCGACCTTAAACGTAAAGAGGATATGGTTCCTGGATTCTCTATGACAAGCAGAACACGCCCTTTAGTGATTTCTAAACTCGATATGTATATGAGAGAGAGAACTCCTATAATACATTCTAAGCGACTCATAGAAGAATTGTTTGTATTCATATGGAATGGTAGTAGAGCTGAAGCACAGCGAGGTTATAATGACGATTTGGTGATATCATTCTCTACTGGACTTTGGGTACGTGATACGGCATTGAAATTAAGACAACAAGGTATTGATTTAACAAGAACTACATTAGGTCATATTGGTAAGTCAAGTACTGGTGTATATTCCAATAGAAGTATCGGACAAGACCCTTGGAAGCAAAAGGATACACATGGTAATGACAATGATTTAACTTGGTTACTATAAATTTGGTAGTTAAGTTTATTTTTTGTATATTTATAACTTGTAGAAGTATATACTTTTAGTTAGAGACACAATTATGGCAGATAAATCATTATTTAGTAGGTTAAACAAACTCTTCAACACGCAAGTTGTGGTTCGTAGGATTGGTAAGGGTAGAACCCAAACTATCGATACTCAAAGACTACAATCTCAGGGTAACCTACGTAGTTCATCTTACTATGATAGATTCGGTAGATTACACACCTCTCGTAAAAATTGGGAGACTTACAATAATCAATTTAATTATCATTCAAATAAATTAGAATTATATACTGATTATGAGGCAATGGATAAAGATTCCATCCTAAACTCAGTATTAGATATTTACGCAGATGAGTGTACACTTAAAAATGATATGGGCGATGTTCTTCGTATCAAGACACAAGATGAAAACGTAAAGAATATTCTACATAACTTATTCTACGACATTATGAATATCGAATTCAACCTATGGGCATGGATTCGTGGTATGAGTAAGTATGGTGATTACTTCCTTCATCTTGATATTGAAGAGGGTGTTGGTATTGTAAATGTATCACCAATGTCAGCGTATGAAGTAGAACGTGAAGAAGGATTTAATCCTGAAAACCCATATGAAGTAAGATTCAAGTTGGGTTCTATGGGTGCTGCTCACGGAGCAAGTGTAAATAAGAACGCGGATTACTTCCAATTTTATCAGATTGCACATTTCCGTTTGATGGCAGATACAAACTTCCTACCATATGGTCGTTCATTATTAGAAGGTGCAAGAAAGACTTGGAAACAATTAACTCTTATGGAAGACGCTATGATGATTCATAGAATTATGAGAGCACCTGAAAGACGTACATTTAAAATTGATGTAGGTAACATTCCACCCGGTGAAGTTGATAACCACATGAGAGGTATCATCGACCAAATGAAGAAAGTACCATATCTTGACCAAAACACTGGTGATTACAATCTCAAGTTTAATCTAATGAATATGTTAGATGATTACTATCTGCCAGTTCGTGGTGGTCAAAGTGGTACTGAGATAGATACATTAAGTGGTATGGAGTTTGGTGGTATCGATGATATCGAATACCTAAGAAATAGAATGATGGCTGCATTAAAAGTACCAAAAGCATTTATTGGGTACGATGAGTCAGTTGAGGGTAAAGCAACTCTTGCACAAGAGGATATTAGATTCGCACGTTCAGTTGAGAGAATCCAAAAGATTGTTCTTTCCGAATTAACTAAGATTGCAATTGTTCACTTGTATTCACAAGGTTACGAAAACGAAGACCTTGTAAACTTTGAGTTGGAACTTACAAACCCATCTATCATATACGAACAAGAGAAAGCTGCATTGTGGTCTGAG